ACCAGATCCCAGTACTCGTAAATTTCGACCCAGGAGTACGCCTTGTCCCCCTCTGCCGCCGTAACATCTTTGGCACGGTCCTTGACAGACCGCTCACTGCCATCCTTGGCAGTGTTCAGCCCCAACTCCAGGTCGGCCAGGTTGGAATAGGAGGGGTCAGCCTCCAACTCCCCGAAGGTGGTGCGGATCCGCTGGCAGACCCAGCGGGCGTTGTAGAGGCCATCAGAAAATGGATCGAGCCACACATCCCACGGGGAGAGCCTCTCCACAGAAATGTCGGTGCGCTCGACGCCCTCCTCGCCTGTGAGGGCGTGGTTGACCTTGCCATAGCCGTCTCCGTAAATGAGATGATCGAGGGTGGATTGCTCAACGGCCCGTCGTGCGCCGCTGTCGGTGGTGCGCCAGTAGCGGTTCAGCCAGGCGGCCTGAGCCCGAGCCTTTCCGACGGTGGCATCGGTGGAGTACGGCTCGACCAGGAATCGAGGGTCGGATCCTGTGACGTACGGGACGATCGTGGTGACGGTCGAGAAGCTGATGTTGACCGTGACGAGATCTGCGGAGGGGTCGGCGACCCCGTCGCCGCCCGTCCAATGCTTGCCTTCGAATTGCGCCTCAGATCGCAGCCAGGCCTTCTCGCGTTCAGTCTGGCGATATTGGCGGCCATGTTCCAGTCGCTCCTTGGCGATCTTGACGAGCTTCTCTCCTGCCTGGGAGGAGGTCAGATCCTCATCGGGATATCCGACGAACTTGGGCACTAATTCTTCATTCCTATCTGCTCTTCTCGGCCTGTGCGAATCATGTCATCGATCGTCTCACGGTGCATCTGTTGCTGGGTGAGTCCAGCCTCGTTCTCGTTGCGGAGCCGCACGGTGTTGAAGCCAGGGATCTGGTGCTTCCCTGCGGCCTTCTCGGCGCGGTACCCAGCAGCTGCAGCCTCAACGGCGTCGCACTCGCCGTTGAACGGCGAGCACATATCACGGGGCTGTTGGCATTCGTAGCAGTAAAACGGCATGGGGTCTCCTTGTGGCTTGTGAACCTCTCGTCATGTATGGGCAAACGTCAACACCCCCCCGGGTGGGGGGGGGTGCTGGCTGCGTAAGACTTTACTCGAGTATCAGCTTCGGTTCTCTTCGGTTAGCGGGTTACGGGGATGCGGGCCTGGAAGGCATCAATGTGCACTTCCTCTTCGCCTGCAGCCTCAGTCGCAACCTTGTACACGGGGAAGAGCGGCTCATCGTCAGGAATGTTCGTCTTGACGTCCGTCTGCGCCTGAAACTCATTGTTGACCCAAAGGGCGCAATGATCCTCAGATGCGAACAGCTCGATCTTCTGCCATGTATCTGCGGCGACTACGAGGGAGCCTGGGAAAGCCGAGGACGAAGAGCCGTCCGTGACAACCAGATTCCATTCGAGATCAGCGGACTGATCGAATTCGGCAGAGACACCGTTGACTGCACGTCCAGCCGCATCAGCGGCATCGAACAGCCCGAAGTTGAACTCATGGTTCGTGATCTCTGTCGGGAATAGCACCCAGGTCACCATGTAGATGTACTCGGCCGCTGCACGATCACCATCGGTCACGTCGGGAAGGACGAGACCGTTGAGATTCTGCAGAGACAACGAGGATTCATCATTGGCCTGAGGGGACGATGGACCCGTGTTCAGACGGATGATGCCAGGGTGGTTCTTCAAAGTCGCTGAACCTGAGATCAGGTCGATGTCGGAGTCGGCGCTGCCGACTACGTCAGTGACCAGCCAACCTGCGGCACCGAGGCCACCGAGAACGGCAGTATCGTCACCGACAAGGTCGCCGTACAGAAAGTCATCGGTGATGACCGTCATATATCCCAGGTCGTGAACCCGATTGAACGGGAGCGCCGAAGCGATGTTTGGTCTTGAGGGCATAGTTATTTCTCCTCTCTTTAGGATCACCACCAACAGCTATGACTGAGGGTGGGTCGCCCCCCGTTAGAGGGGTGAACTTGTGTCGGCAGGCGAACCCTTGCGGGTCGCTACTGGCTCGACGGTGTCAGACTCGTTCCAGTTCGCAAGGTGGTCACCTTGCGGGCCACGGTCGGACGGAAAGCTGGGCTGGATGTGCTTGCCTGAGCCTGGCGTGTGCCTGGACGCTCGGGGCGTTCGGGCTACGGGCTCAGGATCCAGATGGGAGCCGCTGGCTCGCCTGCCCCCCGCAGAGCGGGGCTGGGTGTCCAGAAGCTTCTTCGGGCCATGGGTGGCCCCGCTGACCATGCCTTCGTCGGGCGGATGTCGTTCTGCCATGTGAAACCTCCTACTCCTTTGTAGTAGGTGTCAACAGGTTTGCCTCCATCATCTCCCAAGACTTCTTCACACCAGGCGGATTCTGGGGCTGCCCGAGCTTCTGGTACATCGGGGAGGAACCCCGACGGTCAGTCGGCTTCGGCATCGTGATGGCCAGCACCTCACCGATCGTCACTGGCCGCACCTCGTGATCGATGTAGGAGATCGGGTACTGCCCGACATCGAGACAACCCTGCCAGGCAATCAGCGTCGCCATGATCATGTCGTCGTGCTGGCTACGGGAGGCTCCGTAGCCTCCCTTGCCGTCGGCGAGGAAGGTTCGTGCTTCGGAAAGGAAACGCAGGTCATGTAGCAGCGGTGCCTCGCTGCGGAGCGCCTTGATGAAATCGATCACCAACTTCGGCTTCGTCGCCTTGTTGGTGTACCACCCGTACCTGGGAGTGCGAGATCCACGCTTCTGCTGGGCGATCGTGTCCATACGGTAGAGGCGGGGGTACATCGCCCGAACCAGATAGTCGAGGGGGAGCAGCCCCATGTTGTTGCGCTCGACCAGGACGAGCGCCTCGTGGTACCAGTCGCCGATCCACTGCACCAGCTGGCCGAGATCTTCAACGGGGTACCACATCTTGGCTGAAGCGACCTGCTCCCAGGTGTTCGCATTGAACACCGAGATCGCCGAGTAGTCCCCGTCTTCGAGACCTTCAGAAACGTCGACGCCGACCACATAGGAGGGGGGCCGCAGCATGAACCCGTACTCGTCACGTTCAATCTCGGGCTGTTGCCACACATGCCACTCGAAATCACGGTCCTCGTCGGCGGGGATCAGAGCCTCATCGAATGCTTCCTGGGTGGGGAAAATGTCAGTGTCGACCATGGTGAGATCGAACCGCCACACAGGCGGGATCCACTCGTGAGGGTCGGCTTCCAGGGTGTCGAGCGGCAGCGCCGTTCGGCCCGACTTCGCAAACGCCTCACCTGGCGAGGCGGGGAACTCCTGGTAGAAAAGCCACTCTCGGGTGCGGTACCTGCGCTTGCGACGGTTGTACCAGGTCTGGTCCCGCCCGGGCACCACATGCCAGGGCTGGAAACCACGGCCCCATTCGGAATCGGCCAGCTCCGAATCCTGCCACAGCTCCTGAAACCAGTTGCCCAGACCGTTGGCCGTCGAGAAGACGAACATCGGCCCGTAGCACATCGGGTCGAGGGCACCGAAGAGGGACTCGGCGTCCTCCATGAACGCCGCCTCATCCATGATGACGCCGTACGCAGCCCGACCACGGGCAGCGGACGACCCCGAATGCACTGCCGTCACAGACGACCCGTTGGCGAAGCGCATCTCCTGCATGTTCTCCGTCTCTAAGGCAGGGCCACGTTCTAGCATCCACCCTGGGAGTCTCGTGTATGGGATCTTCACTTTCGTCAGCAGCGACTTCTTCGCCTCATCCTCCGACTGCTGGGTGGCGATCCACGGCTGGAACGGATGGAAGTACGCCGACCAGAAAGCGAACCCGAGGGCGATAGTTGTCCAGCCGACCTGGCGGGCCTTCAGGCGGATCTGACGGTCAGGTTCGTCACCTGTGGTGCAGCCCATCATGGTGTCGACCTCAGCCACCTGGTAGCCACGCAGACCAGCGATCTTGTAGCCACCTGAGATGATCTCGATCGACCAGTAGTTGTTCAGGAAGTGGACTGGGTCAGCTTCGCATTTGCGCCACTCCAGCTCGTTGGCGAGCGCCCGTGGGTCAGCAGCAGCAGTCGTCATTCGGCGACTGCGGATTCGGCGAGACGTGTAGCAACCTCAGCCAGCTCCTCCAGAGACATGTCCGCAAGGGACGCCTCCAGAGCAGGCTCAACCTGCTGGTTCACCCAACCCAAGTAGACTTTGGCTGCTGCCACCGACCTCGGGTTATCGGGGTCCAGTGCCTGGTCACGGAGACTCACGATCACATCGCCCACCCCCTCGACGCGATGAACCGTCCGCTGCCTCTTGAGCAGCTCCACCTGCAACCAGGGGTCTTTTGCGTAGTTCTGTAACGTCCGGGTGCCCACACCCAGCCGATCAGCCAACGCACGCTTGGTGCGGGGATCCCGCTTCTCCTTTGGAACTAGAAGCCATTCGAGATACACCTCCATGCGAGCCTGCTTTTCAGACGAACCCGTCTTCCAAGACTCACCTGGAAGGTGCCACGAGACCCTAGCCTCCTGAGTGGCGGCCTCCCCTTCCATCAGATGCGCTCCTTCGGAATCGTCTCAGGGGCATGGCCCCGTTGCTTCATCCACAGAGGGATCACATCCTCAAGGGTCTCAACCTGATCCAACGCGTCACGGAACGCCTTCACCCGACGCCCGATCCACTCGGGCGAGAACACGGTGCGCTGCATCTGGCGCTCCTCCCGCGCATCCTCCACCCAGCTCACCCAAGCCTCCGACAGCTCCGCATACTCGTCCCATTCCAACTGGGCATGACCCTCGGCACCGCACGCATGAGCGAAGATCACCTCCACAGGCAGCCCCTCGAACTCGACGGAGACGAACCGCGTATCGGGCGGGGTGATCTCCCCGCCGCACGCACACTCGCAGATCACAGGCTTGTTTCGCATCTCACCACTCAAGCACAGATGTCAACTTTGCATATTCCGCCCCTGGTCGCCGAACCATCAACCAACCGCAACCAAATGCAACTATGCAAGAAACTAAGTTGCAAACTGCATAGGATTTACAGTTCACAGACCCCCCTATAGATATATCTACAGATAAACCTCTTCTCAGACTCACCCAGAGTCTGAGAAGAGGGTTATAGCTATAGGAAAACCTCTTCTCAGACTCACCCAGAGTCTGAGAAGAGGGTTATAGCTATAGGAAAGCACTACCAGGGGAAACTCAGCCCCTGGACGGGCCTGAGCCCCCCACAAGAACATCCAAAACTCCCACCCAAGCTCATACCCCCCGTAGGATTTCCACCCAGACAGTGATCTCACGCGCAAAATGGCAAACCTACCCCCCCCACAGGGTGTCGGTGTCGGTTTATGTTTGTGTTACGGGGGGTCTTTGTTTTGCGCTAGCCAGCCAGCCAGAGCTCGTACGCCTGAAGTCTCCGAGGCAACCTGCCACCTGGCAGATCCCACCTGAGGATCTCGCGTACTGCTATGCTGGGGGGGTGCGGCCGAGATACGGCCGCTCGGGTGAAAGGAGCCTGACCATGTCAGAGGTACAACCCACCGAATACCAGGTGGCCTGGAAGACTGCCATCGAAGGACTCGGGTTAATCCAATCCGCCAGGGTCGCTTGGCACGAGACCACGACCGCCACGGAACAGCCACGGGGAGTATTCCTCACCGAATGCTGCAACGCTCGCAGCACGACGTGCCTAAGCCTGGCATGTGTGCACGACGGGAACGAGCGACACGACCGCTGCGAAATATGCTGGAAGAAAGTAACTAATCACACCACGACCAACGAGA